CGTGGCCTGCTGCCCGGTATCGCCGGAAAGCGCGTCCTCGATCTTGGCAATCAGCATCATCTGCCGATTTGCCGGGATCGTGTACGGTTGCCCTTGCCAGTGCAGCGTTACATCCTCAAAGCCATGCATCAAGCGCGCGCCCATGCGCCCGAGGAAGTGAAGGTGGCCGAGAAGTTGACAGCGCCCTTGGTTTCGCCTTCTTCCTTGTAGTTGGTCATGTACCAGTTGCCGGTGATGACCGTCTTGCTGGCCGTGCCAGCGGCAAACACAAACGACAGATCGGTGATGTAGCCCGAGCCTGCCGGATCGGTTGCAATGTCGCGCAGGACATAAGCATTGGTCACGCCGCTCACGTCAATGCCGCAGACCTTGTTGCCGGAAACGTCCAGCAGGGTTTGAAACCCGGCGCTGTCATCAGTCGTGATGTCAATCGGCGTATCGTCGAAAGAGATGCTTTTGGTCTGCACCCCGGCGATGGTGGTGCCAGCTTTTTTCAGAAGCTGAGAACGTGCCGCTTTTGCCATGATGGAGACTCCTTATCAGGCGGTTTGAATTAGCCCACGATATTCGCAGACCCCGTGAAACGTTGCGTCCGACACGCGCAGGCATTCGCTCAACTGGCGCTGAATCAGGATCGTGTCTTGGCCGGTGATAGTCAGCGTGCCGTTATGCAGCCGCGTGTAGATTTGGCCTTGGATGTTCTTGGTTTCAGCCATGCCAGCCGACCGGCTGCGCGTGTGAATGCGGGCGATGAAATCAAACCCGGCTTCGGTGTCGGTATCGGCCTCTGAAAAGACGATTGCGCCAACTTCGACATACGGAAATGTCGCCGTACTGGCCCCATCTGCCGTTTGTGGCGCCGCGTCATAGACCCGCAAGCCAAGGGCGGTCAGCGCCAGATATAGCGCCTTCTGGACTTCAAACTCTGCCGACATCAGCCTGCCCTTTTCCGCTCACGCGCCAATCTGGCTTCCAGCTTTTTCACAAAGGCTTCGCAGTAAACGCGGTCAATGTTCGGGCGCAGTTCTTGGATGGTGCGCAGCATGAAGGCGTGTTCCACGCCATCCGGCCCGTCGCCGAGTTCAAGAAATTTCCAGTAGTAAGCCGATGGCGCGACAACTACGTCCGACCCGACACGCTGCCTTGATCCGCGCGCCCGCTTGGCCTTGATGCTGGACTTCAAGTCACCCTTGGTCGTTGCCGGATCATCGGGGGCTTTCTCCGACGCTGACTTCGCCGCTTGGATCGCAATGTCGTGAACGGTCGCGCGCATCAGGTTGAGGCCCTCACGCGGCGCGATCTTGGCGAGAATCGCGTTTACGTCTGCAACCCCCGTGACAGTGATCGTCATCCGTTCTTGAGCAGCGATGCCACAAGGCCGGATGCGCCAGTCATGGCAATGGTGCCCGCCAGATATTCGCGGATCGAATCCAGCGGAATGACGCGCGCCGCCCCGGCTGCGATAGAGCCGGTGGAATAGCCAGCCGCCGCCGAAACCGTGCCGTAGCCAGGCACCCCAATAGCTGCCGAGGCCGTGCTGCCCGTGATCGTCAGGGTCAGCGCGCCCGCTGTGGGGTTGCGCAGACACAGCATTTGCCCGGTCACAGTGGAATCAAAAACAAACGTGTCGCTGGACCCGAGCGTCAATTCCGTGACCGCACGCGCGCCATACCCCGTAAGCGAGGTTGCTGCCAAAGTTGCCATAGTGGTTGCTCCTTATTGCGCGACGCCGCGCTCTGCCTCGATGATCAGAAACAACTCGCGCGCGCCCATGCGCCGAATGCCGCGAATGTTGTAGTTCTCGCCGCCCCATACGATCCGGTCCAACTCGGTCAGATCGTCGCGGTTGTGGATGGTGAATGTTGTGACAAAGGTTGCCACCATGCGGCCCTCTGTCATGCCCTCACGGCCCGCCTTCGCGGTGACTGCGGCCCATGGCCTCGGGTTAGTAGCAAGGTTAGCCCACGCCTCTGTGATGCCGCCTGCGCCGTCTGCCATTGCTGTCTTGCGCTGCAGCGTAATCCGCTGATCCATTTTGCCGATCATAGGCCAACCCGGCGATGCGGCCCGATCAGCGCGGCATAGGCCAGCGGCAATTCCGATTGCGCGGATCCGACCGCTTCACGGTTGACGTAAAGGTGCCCGACATGCAGCAGGATCGCCGCTTGCAGCGCCGGGGGCACATCATCAGCCGTGCCATACCCCGCCACCATCGTAACGCGCACAGCGTCTGGCCGATCAGCCGTGCCGGGAAATGTCCCACCATCCGACAAAATAATGCGGGTTCCGCCTACCTGATTGACCAGATGGTAGTTTGAATCTGCCAGTGTCTGTGTTGCGCCATTTTCATCGGTATAAGAAACGACAACCGACTGCACATCTGGAAAAGGAAGTTTCAGACCGCGCGAATAAAATCCGTCATAGTCCTGTCGCCATGTTTGCGAAACCATGCAGCGGCCAAGAATGCCAGACCATCCGTCAAGGTGGCTCACAGCCGCGTCAATATACGAGGCAATGAGCGAGTCTTGATCGTCCGAAGTCACTTTCAAATGCTCCTTTGCCCATGCCAGAGACACGGGCAAAGTTGCAGGCGCGACGGTACGGACGGGACGTAGCATCAGGCCACCGGAAGGTTGGCAGCATCACCGCGCAGAACAAGCACACTGAGGATCGCCGAGGTGCCCGAAGACAAGGTGTTGACGACCTTGACGTAACGCTTGTTGCCGCGATAGCCGATCTTGGAACATGCGCCTGCCGTCAAAGCGGTGTCCGGCGTGTTGATCAGATCAGCAGCAGCAACGGCGGTATAGGTGCCGCCCGATGTTGCGCATTCCGTCATCGACGGTACAAAGACCGCCGAGCCGGTGATAACCCCGCAAGAAATGAACACTTCGCAGCTATTATAGCCTTGCAGGTCAATCGCAGCCGAAGTGTTGGTGGCGGTCACGGCAATGGGTGCCAGCGCCACCACCGCATTCAGTTTGTTGTGTTGGTCTTTCATCGGACCATCCTTTTCATGGGTTTGAATGGTGCAGGGCGATCATTCGCCCCGCATGAAATCAGGAAGCCGCGAACTTCATCAGTTTGATGGCTTCAAAGTTGCGCAGACCGCCGCCGACACGCTTGGTCGTGTAGAACAGTACGTTGGGCTTGCTGGTGAAGGGGTCACGCAGGACGCGAATGCCGAACTTGTCCACGACCTGATAGGCCCGCTTGAAATCCGCGAACGCGATGGAGTAGCTGTTGGCCGCAATCGCCGACATGTTGTCATCGGTGTAAACCGGCTTCATCAGCACGGTTGCAACTTCGCCAATCGCAGTCGGCGGCGCCCAAACGAACTTGCCGTCCACGTCCTTCAGCTTGCGCACGGCGCCCATGGTAGCATCAGACATCAGCCACGAGGCGTTGTTGCGGTAGCCTGCTTTCAACGCATAGTAGAGGTCGATCAGCGCATCAGCAGGCGACAGGGCAGTAGTCGCCGTGGCAAACGCACCAGAAGCCCCCGAGGCGATGTAGCCCACGCTACCCCACGCATACGAGGCGTTGGCCACGTTGCTGTAGGACAGAATGCCGCGCGGCGTGTTCACACCGTCGCCGGTTGCAAAGGCAGCGCCTTCCTGCTCGGCAAACACGGTCGAAACCTCGTCAGCCAGCCATGCCGCGATGTCGATGCGGCCATCGTCCAGCATCTTCTGCGTTGCAGCCGGGTTGGCGTAAAGTTCGCCCAGGTTGATCGCAATTTCTTTCAGCGTCGGCGATGCGGTTTCCGCGCGCGATTCCGATTCACCAACCCAGCCCGAACCAGCGCCGCCTTGGTTGACCAGCAGCTTGTAGGTATCGCCCGCCGAAATGGTCATCACCGATGCCAGCGAACGGATGGTGGAAACCGTACCCAGCACGCGGTCAATGGATTGCTCCATTTCTTCCGGCACCAGATAGCCGCCGTCCGGACCGGAGTTGGTGGACAGCTTGGCTTTGATTTCCAGATCCTTCAGTCCCGCTTCGGCGCCATTGCGGAAAAAGCGGTTGAAGGCCAAGGCATGTTCACCGATTGCCGGGTCTTTGCCGTCACCGGCGCCGACTTTCAGCGCAGCGATACCGGCGTTCACCTTGTCCAGTTCCTTGGACAGCGTGCCAATTTCCGCGTTGATCTTGTCAACCTTTTCGCTCTGGACGACATCGGCCTTGGCCAAAGCCGCATTGTGCGAAGTCTTGAACTCTTCAAAAGCGGTGTTGATCTGCGCAATCAGCGCTTTCGGGTCGGTTGCGTCAGCGCGAACGCCGACAAGCCCGCGAACGGGGTGTTTTGCGTAAGACATTGGTGTCTCCTATGAACGCAGGGTTTGCAGTAGCTGGCCGAGGCCAGCGCTCAATTCGCCTGCATCACGCGCGGCGGGTTCGGCTGCATCACGCGGGCCGGAAATCAGTTTGATCAGATCGGATCGCTCTTTGCGCCCCATGCCCTGTTTTGCCAGAGCGGATTCCATTTGGCGGCGGGCCAAAATGTCGCCGGGAATAGACGCGCGGGCGGCTGTGTCCACCGATGCAGCATCCATAACGCTGTCGGCAAAGCCGTTCTTGACCGCTTCGTTGGCGCTCAGGAACGTTTCCGCGTCCATGAAGGCTTCTATTTTGTCACGGCCCAAGCCAGTACGGGCCTCGAAAATGTCAATCTGCGCGTTGTCAATTTGCTCAAGGGTGACAATGGATTCCGCCAGATCGTTGCGGTTTCCGATGACCATGCCCCACGCATTGTGCACCATGATGAATGAGCCAAGGCCCATGCGGATATCATCGCCCGCCATGGCGATGTAAGCCGCCGCCGAGGCCGCGATGCCCATCACTTCGACCGTCACCTTGGCTTTGTGCTGGCGCAATTCGTTGTAAATGGCAAATCCTTCAAACACCGACCCGCCGGGCGAGTTGATTTTGACCGTGATATCCTTCGCCCCGATAGACCGCAGGGCCGCATTCATACGCCGCGCCGTGAAGCCACCGCCCGACCATGGGTCTTCGCCGATCACATCATAGATGGTAATCGTTTCCTGCTGATCTTGCGCGGCCATTGGCATATCAGTCCAGCGCGCCAAGGCATCCGAAGGTACATCCCACGAATAGCCTTTTGGCTCTTGCAGCGCTTTGATTTCAGGGAGTTTGAGCAGGCTCATTCTGGCCTCCTGTATTTGGCGCGGTCATGTTGGGCGGCGGATAGAAAACATCGCCACCTTCGCGCGGGTTCTGATCTTCAAGCGCGCGGATTTCGTTTGGCGAGGAAACGCCCCACTGCAGCGCCTTCACATGCGCCTCCCAACGGGTCTGGATATCGCCCTTGACCAGCGCAGCCCGGTTGAATCTGGCATAAAGATCAGGCTCATTCTCAGGCAGAATGTCGCGGGTGATCGTTTCTTCCCAAGTCGTTAGATAGTCCTCAAGCGTGTAGGCGACGAAGCCGAGCGACTTTTGCTCAAGCCCAGTGCCCCAATTGCTGTCAGACCCGGAATTGTCGCCAAGCATTGACGGCGGGACGCCCATGAACATCGCAATATCAACCCGGCTAAACTGCCGCGCCTCAATCCATTGTGCATCTTCTGCCGTCATGGACATAGGTTTAACGTCCATGCCCTCTTCCAAGATCAGCGCCTTGCCTTCGCTCTCACCGCCAGATCGGTATGCATCAAGGCTGGCCCGCAGGTTTTCCGTGCTTTCAATGCCTAGCTTACCAGGGTGGGTCAAAACCGAAGATGGCCGAGCAGCATTCTTGAACGTGGTTGATCCGTGACCTTCCATTGCCAGCGAAGAGCCGATGGCCTCACGCGCATAGGTGATGGCAGAAACCCCATGCACGCCGTCCAAGGATAGCCCGACAAGGTGCATGACTTCAGACTGTCCTAGCTGAATCTGCCGCCCATCCTTGCGCGTGAAAACATAGGACAGCGACAAATCTGCATTCTGTTCGCACTTCATCCGATCAGGATTTAGCGGGATCAATTCCAACACTTGGCCGCGCGAAATCACCTTCATCGCATAAGCGTTGCCGCGCAAAACCAAATGAGCGGTCATCATCCGGCGGAACTGCGAAGGCGTCTGCCAGCGGTTAGGCTTGCGGCGCATTAGCGTCCAAGACCAATGATCCGACGCATCATTGCGCGTGCGCGCGTCCACGCGCCGCTTGATATCCAACGGCAAGGTTGCAACGGCACCGGAAATAATCCGAATGGACGCATAGACCGCCGAAACCCGCATGGCCGAATCTGGCGTTACAGCAACACCAGCCGCGCTTTCAACTCCGCCCCGCAACGCTTCTTCCAACTGCTGCGATGTGGTGATCGTCACCCCACCGCCCGCCGACTGATAGGA